TGAAAGGTTCGGGTCGTTCTGGTTCCAGCAGGAAAACTGCCACGCCTGCTTGCACACCGCAGCCGGGGTTGATGGCCAGTTGCGATAACCAACCCGGTTCATCACCACACTGGCAACCGCATGGGCATCGGCCATGTCATTCGCCAAGGCCTCGCCATAGATCGTGCGGGCCAGTGTATCAATCTGCAAATCCATCCTAACCCCCATGCGACATGGCAAGCATCAGCAGGATCAGGAAGACAATCCCGCCCACTACGGCACCACCGGCAACGCCTGCGATCACCGACCAGACACCACCAATCAGAAAGAACGCACCGACACCGCCAATCACGGCACCAGCAACGGCAAACACCCAGATAATCGGGTCACGCATCAGATCACGCAGCAGCTTCATTTCCCCGCCCCTTTCGGTGCATAGCGCATCAGGAATTTATCAAGCAGGACCTCGCCGCCACGCGGGCCCAGCCATGAACACACGCCGATGCAGGCAATCTGCTGGCTACCGACAAGGTCAAGATAGCTGGCAACACCCACCCCGACCGCACAGCACAGAACCGCCATCGGCAGTTCCCACAGCAGGTCCCACGACCAGAACCGCCGCTGCCCCACCCGCACCAGCCGCTGATGCCACAGCAGCCGCACCATCAGCGAAAACGTTAGCAATGGTGCATTCAGCTTAAGCACATTGGCCCAATCGAAATCCGGCGGTATGTTTTCCTGCACCTTGTCACCCCCTGATGCATGATGTTTCGTATCGCGCCGCACGTCAGGCAGGGTCGCCGGGATCACCGCGCGATGCCGGAACCGGCGCGATGTCCTGCCACGCTTCGCCGCTTACCAGAAGGCACGTCACCTGATCGGGCCGGGTAAACAGGATGGTCCATGTCCGACCATCCGGCGCGCTCAGCACCTCGATCACCCCGCCGTTTGGCGTGACACCGACAGCAACAGGTTCCTCGGCATACTTTGCCGCAAGACTATCGATCACCTTGGCGCGATCACCACAGACCGGGCCTGCGGATGTGCCGGGCGATGGCAATAAAAAAAGGACCGCAGCAAGTGCGATCCCGGCATAGCGCTTCATGGCTGCGACCTCCTATTCCTCGGGTTCGGGCGGGGGCGACCAGTATTGATCGTCCCGATAATCAGACGGGATCGGATCCATCGCGATCAGGGCAAAGTAATATTGCCAGATCGCCTGTCGCCCTGCCCCGCCGGTATTCACAATATCCATCCATTCGGTTGGCGTCACAGATACCGGGCCGGTATTGGTGACGATGTCTATTGGCATGGCATCACCAAGGGCAAGCCGCGCCTGTGCAATCGGCATCACTTCGTCCATCCATGCCTTCATGTCCTTTTCGTCGGTGCCGATGGTATGGACACCACGCGCATCACCGAAATCATAGGTGAAGGACGCTAGGGCAAGACGACGGTCGCGTTCGGCCTCGGCATCCGCCACAACCGGCGCAGGCTTTACCCACGCGGAACCATCCCAGCTATCCAGAGGCGATGCCGGAACAAGCGATGTGTATTCATCGCCAACCGGCCCCAGCCAGTTGACCGTAACGCTGCCCGCATCGCTCTTGCGATAAAAAACATCGCCACGATGGTCTTCGATCTGCGCCCATCCTGCCCCGTCAAATTTCCAGACATGTCCGGCAGCAAGAGAACTTGCAGGAACAGCAATCGTTGTCGCATTCGCTGGAATCAGATAGGAACCAGGCTCACGCGGGCTTTCGCGCGCATCCGTCTGACTGATGAATTCGCCCGTCGCGGCGTTATAGTTATAAATTTTCATTCTGCGCCTCAGAATTTTATACAGGGCAAGAGAGCCACGTTGCGCGCGCGGGTTTCAGAGCCGACGCGAGCACCTGGAGAACCCGCACTATCAAAGTTCGCCAGATTAAAGCTGTTAACCCCTCCGCCAAAATTCCCTTGCGCACCCCCGTCCGTAAATGCCCCGGAGATGCCCCCGTAAACCCTGACCGAACCTGTGATTTGCTGCATCTGGTCAAGCTGGGTCGACCCAAACAGACGCCCCGTATCAACACCACGACCATTGTCCCAACCTCGAATAAATTCCCCGCGAATGTCAGGAAGATTGAACGTTGTTGACCCGTCGCCCGCGCCGAAGACCGTACCAACAATCGCGAAAAGCGCGGAATAGCTTGCGCGAGAGACAGCTGAACCATCAAGCTCAAGCGCCCAAGCTGGCGGCGATGACGCCGGCCAATAAAACGGGAAACCTACCGGAATGGAGTCAATCCCTGTCAACCCCGACCCATCGCCATCCGCACGCAACAACCCTGCCGATCCACCTGCGGCGATATCCCCGGCACGCAGGACACGCTCGGCAATCAACCCATGATCGATCCACGCCGTATTCGCTGCATTGCGCACATAAAGATGACCGTCTGCGGTGTTCACATATGGCATATAGGCGTATGTCGTTGACGGGGCGGTCGCGCCGGAATTCATCGTGGCAATCGCAAGAAGCGCATCATTGTAATCACCGCGAACGGTCGCTCCGGAACCGTTGCCAACAACGTAATCATGCTGTGCCATTTATGCCCCCGCCCGTGCTTTGCGCTTATCATATTCCGCGATCCAGCTCGCGGTCGTTCCGGGCATATCAATGCCCGCCTGATCGCGGATCGCCTTGAACATGTCGATGATTGCAACCTCGGCATCGACCTTGTCCGACTTCACCGGGTCGAACCGTCCGGCCTCGCCGTTCCAGCGATAGCGACCTGGCTTAAGATCGCAGTCAGCGGGAACAGAAACCCACTCCGGAATGCCCGCCGTTACGCTGGCAACGCTATCCTCGGCTATCGTATCAAAGCCGGTAAGGACACCCGCCCCGTCAAGGCGTGCGATATGGATGGATGGCGCAGCATTCACCGCGCCCCCGTTGGAAGCAGTCTTTTTCTTTGCCATGTCGGGATACCTGTTTAGGACAGTTCGTCTGCGGTCACCCGCAGGTCACTGACCTGAATGTTATAGGATTGGTCGGCAATGCTCAGAACCGCCTTGAATTCGACGGCGCGGCAATAAACCTCCGCACTGTCAAGGCGTTGCCATTCCGACCATACGGGCGATCCGTTCGGATCATCGTCGGTGGTGCGATGCCAGATCGAACAGTCACCCTCGACCGCCGCATCACCATCCCAATCCGCCCAGTCATCGACCTGACCGGATCGGTCATCAACCAGATCAACAACGTTGATCACCTGCACCGTCACGGATGCATTAAGCCGCATCCGCGTTTTCGCGGTGAAATCCATGCCCGACAGGAAACCATATTCCCCGCTGGTCATAACCCCGCCAAAGGCATCAAGCGATGCAACGGAATCAAAATCCGTGATGTCATCGACCAAGCCCGCCCCCTGCAGGGAAAGCTTGCCATCCTCGACGAAGGTGCCGTCATGCGCCCCGCCAAAGGCCGTGCTTTCGACCACCGTGTCATAGGTCGTATAGGCCAGAATGGTCGCGGCATCGGTTGAAACGGAAGCCGGTTCTGAAACGGTGCCAACCGCGTCGATGAACTGCACAAGATAAGACCCGGCCTTAAGCGGCAGGACCGCCATGGTATCCCCGCCGGGCACGTCATCCCCGATCGATGTACTTGTCGCCAGCGTCTGCGACACGCCCGCCGGGCAGTGCCGGAACCGCACCTTGCCGCCTTGGGACACGTCAAGATCCGGCGACCGCACCCAGCGCAGGAAGGCAAACCCGCCGGTCGCGGTGATCGTCAATCCGGTGGGCGTTGACGGCGTATCGCCAAGCCCCTGAATTTCCTTGCGCACCGTGACGTAACCGGAACTCGCCCCGATCCGGTTAACCGCCTTCACCCGGAAATCATAGATACCGGTCGGCATGTCAAACAGATCAAGCTTTGGTTGCGTAACGCGCGGATAAACGGTCCATTCCAGCGCCCCGACCAAGCGGCTTTCAAACTGGTACTGCGTGACAAACCCGTCATCGGCCTCTCCCGCCGACAGCACCGCCTTGATCTTGACACCGCCCCCTTCGCGGGTTTCATACTGGACCTCCGTCACATCCAGCCCGTCAGGCGGCGCTACATCACCCGGCCCCGGCAGGGTATTGGCCGACGATGCCGCGACGATGGTTTCATCATCGGCGGTCCAGTCATAGACCGCCGCCGCCGTCTCGCGCAGCGTGATATCCACACCCAGCCGGATCACATCACCATCATCGCGCGGTGCCAGACGCCAGGTCACCACCTCGAACGGTTTGTTATCCCAGCCATAGGCAGACCGGGTAAAGCCGACGACATCGCCGACCTGCACCGCAAATGCCTTTAGGTTGCATTTAAGTTCAACCTCAGCCTGCAGACGGTTTTTAAACAGCGCCTGCTTCTGCAACCGCTGCCCGCAGGCTGGGGACGTGGTGAACAGGAATTCACGGTCAACCGCGATTTCGCGGCCCTGATCCTCGGCAATGAAGGTTGCCGATTTCAGAACCGGTAGGTCGGTCGGCTGCCACAGACTTTCAGGGGATGAATACACCCCGCGCACCACATTAAACAGATCGCGTTTTGACTGCCGGGTCCGCACACGGATCGGGCCGTCAAGCCAGCTTTCGTCAATTTCGATTTCCGGTGTGCGGTAATAGCCCGGCAGTATCGACCATTTTCCGCCCGCACGGGTCGCAATACCGCCGCCCGGATTAAGCAATTCGCGCAGATTGTCGCCAACCGGATTGCCGGTATCGATCACCCCCGAAACGACGTAACGTTTTTCGGTACCGCCAGCGGCCAGCGTGACATCCTCGTCACACACATTGGCCGACGCGATCAGGGTATCTTCCTCTATCGCCTCATAGCCCGAACCGACACCGTCGGAAATCTTGACATAGTCGGCGGTTACCAGCGCCCAGTTATCGGTGTAACCGGTCGTATCGCTGCGCGGGTCATAGATATCGTTCTTGCCCTTGACCAGGCATTTGATCTGCGGGATGCCGCCCGCATAAATGTCCTGGTCATAGGTCAGTTCACAATACAGCTTGGCGCATCCGCGCTGCCGATGATCAACCGTCCATTCGCTGTTGCGTGCCCGCATAGCGGCCAGCAGGTCGGCATCGCCTGCATCCGTGCCGTCACCCTTCCAGAACCATGCAAACCCGGCATATTTGCCGATGGCATTGCCTGTGCCCGATCCGGAAAACACCTTGGTATCGCCAAACCAGATATCGCCGATTTCCTCGACCGGATGACCGGTCAGGGTGATCAGCCATTGCAGCTTGCGCTTGCCGTCGGTGACATTCATGTATGTCACCGGGCCGGATGCCTGCACCTCGCCATAAATGATCGGGCGGGTCGCCAAAGGCTGGCGCACCATCTGGGTCCGGATTGAAAGGGCAGAGGCCGCCGTGATACCCGCAGCCTTCGATTTCGCAGATGCGCCGAACGCAGACGCAGCCGCAACCGAAACAACCGCACCCACCACAGCACCGGCAAGACTTGCGATCCAGCCCGCCGCAAAGGCCGCAACCGCCGCCTTGGTCCCGGCCGCCGCCGCTGCTGCTGCAATGACCGGGATCACCTGTGGCATTCGTCAGACCCTCCAGGCACGCAGGCCCGATTTGATGGATAGATAAACCAGACCGGCGGCACCCTGTGTCGCCCAGCGCGCCCCGATGCAGATCGCAAGCGCCTCGCCCTCATCGGTATTGACAAGGCCAACATCACCGCGCCGCGCCATCAGAACCGGGATTTCCGGCCAGCCAAGCCCGGCGGTGATCTTTTCCGCTGTCGCTGCAAGCCCACCCCCGGCAAAGCGTTTCAGCGCGCCATAGGCCCCGGTTTTCGTCTTGTATTTGCCGCGAAAGGCGCGGGCCGGATCGATCCCGGTGATTGCCTGCAACCCGTCACACACGGTCAGGCAGCAATCGGCAGAACCCCACGAAAAAGACCGCCTTGCGGCGGCCTGTTGCCAGTCTGACAGTTTGCTTTCCCAAAGTGGCAATCGCGTCACTTGATCTGCCCCCATGTGATTTCGGTATCCTGCAGGCGGTTGACGAACTCGAACCCGCGATCATCCGGGTAAATCGCCTTCTGATCTTCATCGGTAAACCGCCGGACTTTCGACCGTTCCAAATCGACCAGATCGCTTTCGACCGTCACCGATATCGTGATCGTGGTGGCGTCATCATCGATCACCGGCACGTCGGTCAGGCCGGAAAACGCTTTGTAAGGCGTGCCGATCAGAACACCGGTATCGGACATCGCGCCGACATGAAGATCACCCGAAAGGCCCTGCCGCATTTCGGTCAGCGTCAGTGACAGGTATTCAATCGGAATCCCGGACAACTGGAAGGTCAGGCCGTTGGCCTGGATTTCCTCGGTTTCCTCGATTTCCGATATACCGACGAATTCACCGCCGCCCAGCCATTCAAACCCGCCCCACGAAATCGGCCCGATCCCGGTCCACATCCGCACATCATCAGACGCCGCACCGATGCGACCGAACAGAACCGGCATCAGCCGGTCGCCCGACAATTGCGCCAGCAAATCCGGATCAATGTCGGTTCTCATGTGATGTACTCCATCGCCCCGAAGGTGATGCCGTCGTAATAATCACCGGGATTACCCCGCCACTGCCCGGTCTCACCGGGTTTGAGGCGAAACACCCCCTTGGGATCGCGATAAACCACCGTCGCCCCATCGACATAGGCCGCACGGGTGGCGGGCCAGATATCGATATCGGCCGCACCGGTCATTTCATCGGTGATTTCAACATCGTTCAGAACCATGTGCAGGCGCGATGCGCTGCCACTGCCAAGCTGGATATAATCCCCCTTCCGCAGGGCAAAGCCGTCCGGGTCGTCGGTTGTCCAGTTGATCGTCGATATGGTGCGGATCCGCGCGGCATGCGCCCCCGCAAGCTGCACGGTCACCACGTCGGTGTTATTCTGCGGGAACCGCGCCAAAGGATCATTGGCCAGAAACGGGTTAAGCGGCCCGCGACATTGCAAAATAAACACCTGCATCGCCGTGACATCCGCCCGCCGTTCCGGTGCGAACGTCATGGCGATATCCCAACGCTCCCCCTGATTGGCCTGCGCCTGCCCCTGAAAGGTAAAATTGGAAATCGCCAGCCCGACGGAATTGACCGGGGTGACGGTTATTTCCATCGGTACAGTTGGCAAGGCAATCGGATCGGTCATGTTTTAACGCCCCCTGATTGCCCGCCCGGCACTACCGCCGCGTCGTGCCTGATCAGACACGGCATTTACGGCCCGTTTGTTGAATGTGCTGTCAATGCGCCGAACCTCGCCGCCAATCGCCGTGATGGCGGTTTCAAGCCGTGCCATTCCCGCCTGATCAGCACCGCGCGCATCGATATTGAATATCGCCGAAGGGCCGCCGGAATTGGCGGCGGGCATTTTCGGCATCCGGATATCAACCGGAATCTTGCCCGACGGAACCGGCACATAGGCTTCTGGCACCGAACCCTCGCCGAACATCGCAAGCTGCGGCGAATTGGCGATGCCACCCTCGGAATACTGCCGCAATGGCAGTTTGCCGCGTGATGTCATCACCCCGCCATCGGCGAAGGCAAACATTGATCCCCAGTCAATACCACCGATGGCACCGCCAATCGCATCCGCCGCTGGCTGGGCGATTTGCTGCTGCCAGACCATTTCGGCAATCGACATCGCAAGCTGATCAACCTTGCCCCGCGCGTCATCCGCCCAGCCGCCAAGATCGGAAAAGGCATTACCCAACACACGACCGACTTCCTTGCCGGTTTTGTTCAGCTTTTCGTTGGCCTTGGTCAGATCATCCGCTGCCGCCGATGCCGCCCGGCCATAGGTTTCCTGACTGATCGCGCCTTCCGCCAGCAATTCGCGAAGCCGCTCGATTTCGTCGTTGTATTTTTCCTGTGCGGTGCGGTTGGCTTCGGTTACCCGTGCGCCTTCCTCCATGACCTTGGCTTCACGATCAAGGGCATCGTTCAAATCGTCCAGACGCTGCTTGTAATCGTAAACATCGCCCGCCAACTGCCTGATCAGGATGCCTTGCGCACTTGCACCATCAACACCGGCACGGCGCAGCGCGTTATTTACCTCAAGCTCGCGATTGGTCAGCTCAAATGCGGAAAGCTCGTACTGCAGAGCTTCGATCACAGCACCGATTTTCTCCGCCTGCCGTTCCGCATCATCCGCAGCCTTTTTGCGCGATTTGTCGGCCTCTTGCGACGCCTTGAATTCCTCGCTGGAATCAATCGCTGCGGTCATACTGTCATTCAGATCGTCGAATTTTGCCTGCAATTCGGCAATTTCGTTGATCTGATTCTGATAGACACCCGCATCAATCGGTTCATCACCAATACCGAACATCGGATCGTTCGACATGGCGTTGATGCGCTCGATTTCTGCCTTTCTGATTTCCAGCGCAGCCTTGGCAGCTTCCAATCGCGCCTTGGCGGTTTTCAGGATTTCGTCGCGCTCATCGCGCAGGAGTTCGGCACTTTCTTTCTGCTGATCGTTCAGCTTTTTAATGAATTCCTCGGCCTTCTTCACCGACTTTTCATAAGCTTCAAGGCTGGTTGCGGCTTCATCGGCTGATTCGCTGGTATCCCAGAACGCAATCGCCAAAGCCCCGGCAATGGCTGCCGCAGCGCCAATAACAGCACCCCACGGACCGAAAGCCCCAAGCAACTGCGATGCCTGCTGCGTTAGGGCCACAAGCACATTCTGTCCGCTGGCAACCTGCACCGCAAAGTCACCGACCTGATAACCTGCCTGCTGTGCGATAGCACCAAACCGGCGGTAATTCGGTGCTGCCTTGACAACCGCATTGTCGTTTGCCGCGACCGCAACACCCGCCTGATTGAGTTTTGCGACATAGGCATCAAAACGGTCATTCAATCGACGATATGCCGCCCCGGCCTGTTCAGCCGTAATAATTCCCTTTTCCTGCGCAATGCGAACCTTGTCCGACTGGCGCTCTAGGTTCTGGCCCGCCCGCGCGACCGGGTCCATTGATGCCTCAAGCTGATTAAACGCCTTGGCGGCCCGTTTGGTGCTGCGGTCCATATTGGTTGATGTGGTATCAACCAGTCGCCCGGCCCGTTTGAAGTTCGCTTCAAGCCGTTCAAGTTCCGCATCAATCGAAACGGACATACCGACTTTTTGCAGTTCGCCCGCCATCACACACCCTCGCGCAAAGCTTCGCGGATCGCCTGGACGATCAGCCGTTCGATTTCATCACGGTTGCCGTCCATCGCACGTTCAAGGATGCGAAGGGCCGGGCGTTTCGGCACGCGCATCGTGAAACGCTTGCCATTGCGACGATAGGAAACCTCGCCGCCCTTGGTCCCGCCATCGAGAAACCGGAACCAGAAATGATCTTCCGCAAGGTCACGGGTCGGCAGGCCGATATCGTAAGAAAGCCCACCATCCCCAGCCAGAATCGTCAAACCGTCTCGTGCATGCGGGCCGGGATTATCCCCGTCAATCGGCGTCAGCGCCTCCATATCGACCAGCACAAGCTGTGCTGCCTTATGAAGGACTTCCTCGACATTCTCGCGTATCCGCGACGGAATGCCGTGCTGCAGCGCCGCCACCAGTTCCTTTGTTCCGGTGACGGGCATGGCGGCTATCTCCGTGACGGTTTCCAACCCCGAAGGGCCGCCCGCAATTTGTCGGCGACTTCATCTTTCGATGGCTGCCGTGTTTCCGGTTCGTCATCGACGCCATTGCTTTTGCGCAGGAAATCGATCTTGCCATCAAGGGCCAGAAGAATGCGCGGGACCGGCGTTTCCATCGCCTGTTCATCCGACCAGCCAAGCCAGCCGGTCGCATAGCGATAAACAAGGTCCCACCATTCATCGAGACTTACGGCTTTCCCGGCGCTGCATCCGCATCGCCCGCATCATCAGCAACATCGTTGCCATCAATGATCGGGCGGCCGCCGTTCAGAAGAACGGTGATGTAATTGATCAGATCCGAACCAAGCTTCGCCTTGTCCGGCTCCTGCCAGATGGTCGTGACCAGATCGTCATATTCCGACGGCTTGAGCTTCAAGCCAGCCCCGGCAACGATGATCTGGGCCATCGCGTCGAAATCAAGATCACGCACCTTGCGATAGGCCGGGTTAAGGCCACCGGCAAAGCTGTTAATCATCCGCACTGCGGATAGTTTCGGCGCAAGATAATGAACAGTGCCCGCGACCGTAACGGTCAGTTCCGGGGCCGTCGCAACGGCCTGCTTAGTCTTGGTCATGTGAATACCTTTCGGGGATCGGGGGAAAGATGGCGGGCGCGAACCCCCGTCACGCGCCCGCCTGCCGCGGCAATCTGTTAAACGGCGGCGACTTCAATCGGTCGGGTATTGATCCCGATATTACAGGTGGCACCGACAACACTTTCAGGACTGCCAATCTGACGACGGAAAGACATCACACGCCCGCGGAAAAAGAATGTCGTCGGGCTGGAAGGCGAACCGGTCCCGGCATCATTCAATGTCACCTTGAACGCCCATTCGTTGTCCGACGCCAACGCAGCCTTGCATTGGTTCTGCCCAGTATCATCCGGGTCATAACCAAGCTGCAAAGGCAGTGACCCCGGATCCTCGGTGCCCTTGAACTTGCGCACCAAACGATCCGCAAGCGAGACATGGGTAATCGTCGAAAATTCCGCCCCGAATTCACCCAGATCGGTAATTTCAGCAACTTCAAGGTATGTTTCCGCCTCGAACGCCGACTGCGTTGCCGCGACAGATGATCCGTCGGAAATAGAAAGTGTACACCCGGCCGCTGTTTGCACGGTCATGGCAATGGCTCCTTAGTTTTGCATGAAATGGCCGTCACGGCCGGGTTAAGGCCGGATGATCGCGCGCAGCGTCACCCGCCCGGTATAGGTCGTTCCGTCAACATCCTTTGACGTTGTCACCCGCTCGAACCGCAGGTTTTCACACACCCCGGCATCCATTGCCGGTCGCGTGTTTTCCGTGGTGGTGCGGATGGTATCGGCAATCTGCTTGACTTCCTTGCGACCGGCATAATCAGACCAGATCGACAGATAGACCATTACCGTTTCGCGGTACTGGCCCAGCGCCCGGCTGTTGGACACCAGATCGGCATCAACCGCCACATACGGGTATTGCGCATCATCGGGCACATCGTCGTAAACAGGACAGGACAACACCCCATCCAGCATGCTGACGATGGCCTTTTGCAGGTCAAGACTGCTCATTGCACCGCCCCCGTTTCCGCCTCGATCACGCGATCAAGGGCGCGCGCCACATCCGGCGCATGACGGATATCAAACACCATCCCGCCCCACGAAAGCCGGTCACTAGCGGTCAAACCCGCCCAGATACCGGCATTTCGCGACGTAAACCGGTATCGCGACATCGCCCGCTTGGCATCGCCAACCGCACTTTCATCGCCGCTGATCTGCAAACATTCCGCCCATACCGTGCCGATATCGGCCCATGTTTCCGTCGCACCGCCATAGCCATCCGGCGTGCGCGTGACGCGCCGCACCGTGACCCGCTGATCAAATGCGCCGGAACCGGCATTTCGCATTTTACGCCGCATCAGAACACCTGCCGGAACGGGCTTAACAGCCAGTCCACCGTTTTGTTTTGATGGATTTCGAAATCAACCGATTGCGCCTCGCGATGCTCATACAGATCACCGATCAGAAGCAGCCCCGCATTGCGGATTGCCGCCGGCACATCATCAGCCGCATTGCCGTAGCCCGCCACAAAGGTCACCGTCACCGCATCGGGAACATCGCGGGTTGATGGCCATGTCTGACTGTATGCCGGCACAATGTGCGACGGATATTTTCCCCGGTTCACGACCTGGTAAAGGCCGCTATCCAGGGTGATTTCATCGCCGTCATCGTCGATATATTCAATCGCCGATACCGTTTGCAAGGGCGGCAACGGCAGACGGATGGCGCAGGATCGCTGCGGAAAACGCGGCAATTTCATTTGCCATGTCTGCGTGATCAGGGCGCGGCCCAAAATGCCGTCAATCCCGTCAAGATGGCTTTGAACCCCGTCGCGATAGATCGCAATCAGGTCCTTGTCTTCTGGCGCTGCCGGGCTACCCGAAACGGGAACGCGCAAATGTTCATACACCCGCGCATCTTCCATGAAATCCGTCGCGGGCGCGACGGTCTGCACCAAACTGTAATCCATCGCCGCCCCGATCAGATGAAAGACATAAAATTCTATCCCGCCAAATCCCATGGCTTAGGATCGCCGTGATAGGCAACAATCGCCGCGTGATCTGGCAAGCCCCTACGGCAATGCACCTTGTAACTGACAATTTCGCGCCCGAAGCGTGCCGGGGCCTCTTTTAGCGTGGCGGCGATAAATCCCTGATCGCCCCAGCAATCGCGATGACGACACCGCACCATTGCGCCGTGCGGATCCGCACAAAACGCGTCATAGACCTCGCAAGGCGCATCATCGCACCAGCCCATCACACCGGATGCCGGAAGATCGGGGCGGTAGAAATCCGACAGCATGGTAAATTCGCGCACCGACAGCGGCGCGATATCACCGACCACATCGGTATCAAGATCAAGATAGATCACCGGCCCGGCAAAAAGGCCGGGACGAAACAGCTCTATCTTGGCAAACCATCCCGGCCAATCATGCAAAAAATCGATACGATCACAATCAACCGCAACATCAGACAGGCATACAAACCGCGCCGCAGGCGTCGCCGCTTTCACCTGACCCTGCAGGCGCGATACATGCCAAGCCTGGTATTGCCCGCCGCTTCGCAAAACGCTGACAACGGTCAATCCCATGCGAAAACATAATCCTTGTTAAACCGCGCCACGCATCTTGCGCCCCATTCTTCCATCAGCCGGTTGGCAGCAAAAGGCGCAACGCCGTATCGCTGGCAAAGCCCGTTTTCCTCGATCATGACAACCGGCCGGTCGCGCAGGATCGTCCGCATTGCGCCCAGCAAGGCGAACCATTCGTAGCCTTCGACATCCAGCTTGATAAAATCGACATCGGCAATATCGAACTGGTCGAGCCGCACGATTTCAGTGCCATCACCCAATGCAACATGGGTTTGACCGGTATTTTCCGCGCCCGATTGCATCGAACAACGGCCGCGCAACGCGCCAAGAGCGGATTGGCAGACAATGGCGCGCGGGTCGATCTTCTGGCAAAGGTCAGTCGGCTCGAACGCATGGACCGTATCGAACCTGTCACACAAAACAGATGTAAAAATCCCGCGATGTGCCCCGCCATCAACCGCCGTGCGCCAGTTTTTCACGAATTTGATCGCACCTTGCAGATGCGTCATATCGTGATGATCCGGAAGGTCTTTCAGGGTCATGTCACCAACGCCCTTTCAAGCGGAACCCGGTCAAAACATTCAAGCCGGGTCTGCCGTGATGCATTGATCACCTGCACCCCGGCCCGGTCCAGATCGGGCAGCATGGTTTCGAAATTGGCCCGCCAGCGGGCAAAATCGCGATCCTGCGGGTTGTTCAGACCCGTCGGATGATCCCCAAACCAGTGACGGCGTCCGTCATCGGAAATGCCCATGTCATAGCCCAGCAGAATGAGGCGTTTGGCCCCAAACAGCACCGCCAGATTGATCGCCTGATAGCCGCCATTGGCCCCGCGATGGATCACCGGCGGATTTAACGATATTCCCGGTTCATCAACGCTTGGCACATGGTGAAGACCATGTATCAGGCTGGCTTGCCTGTCTTGGGTCCATTTTTCGCCGTCGAAGGCTTTGACGCCGTCGTGGTGGTCCCACCATTTTCCGTCGCAGGCGTAGAGAACGTCTGCGCCGCCGGTTCCGTCCGCTCCGCTGGCGAGGTGCCAGGCATTGTTGACGGCGATGATCCGGCATTCAGCAGATCGGGCGTATTCGATGTCTGATCGGTCAAGGCTGGGTCCGTTTGCGGCGATGCAGACTGTTTGTCCGCGCCAGCGTCCGGCCCATTCGACTTTTTTGTCGGTTTGCACCGCCCGGTTTCCTCGGCAATGTCGGCAACACGCTGCGGCACCTGCCCGTCACCAACCGCCGCGCCATCGGCCACGACTTCATAGATGCCAGGCTGCACATCGCGCGGATGCATTTCACCGTTAAAGCACGCCTTGAATGCACGGGTAATCTGTATTTTTGCGAGTTTTGCCATATTAAAACAGGGTGCCCGATTTAACGGACACCCCGCCTTTCACTTCAAATTACGTCAGATCGGCGATCAGTCCGAAGTCGGTGCCAGCGCCGGATCGCCCAGCACGGCAACGAATGCCATCGGCGTTGCACCAGGCGTGTTTGCCGCAGTAGCGACCACACGGACATAGCGTTTCGTACCAATATAGCCGACGCGATAAACCGTATCGTCCTCGGCGGCGTCATCAACCGTCAGGAACACACCGGTCGAGGAATTCGGCGCAGTAACCGGCGATTTGGCCGAACCGAC